TTGCCGATAGATCGACAAGCCCAGACAGACTATTTTTTAAATTTTCCTGGATCCTTATCTGTTTTTCCTGCTGCTCAGCTGTACCGCCCGCTGCTTCTTTTACGGCGTTCATATTTAGCTGCACATTGGCCAACGTCTTTATATACTCCAGTCCTGCGTCCTCACCAGGGCCGCCGAATATATCGGCTATAGCGGTACCGACTGCTGCCGAATTGGCAGGCAGTTCGTTAAGTTTACCAGCCACTAACTGCATAACGTCAAACGTGGTTAGGCTACCGTTTTGTAAGTCTGCCTGCACCTTTTCGGCAGATATGCCTATACCCTGCAAAGCCTCTGCAGTCGCCTTTGTCATTTCGCGTATGCGTAAATTACCCTCCTTAATAACATCTACGCCCTTATCGCTGTAGATACCTTGCTGGGCGGCGTTGGTGGTAATTGCTATAAATTCCTCTGCGGATAATCCGGCCTCTTTGAAATAGCGCGGATATTCTTTTAGCGTATCTACAAACTCGCCGTTAGCATTAGCACCACTTACAAAGCCGTCCTGCATTAGTTTCATAGCCTCCTCGGTGGTAATGCCAAAGCCTTTCGCCAACGCGTTTACGGCCTGCATTGTTTCCGTAAAGTCCGTGCCGAAATGGTCGGCGGTAGCCTTAACACTATTACGCAGTTTCAGCATTTCTTCGCCCGTCTTTCCGGTTAGCTGCGTGGTAAGTATATTTTCCTGCTGCAAACCTTTCATTTTCTCAGACAAAGACGAAAAAGCCGACGAAATGCTGCTGATAGTGTTAGTTATCGCGCTAATCGCTTGTACGCCTTGGCTCCAGTTGATAAGCGATTTTTTCAACTGCTCGGACTCTGTTATAGTGGCTTGTATAACACCCTTTAACCCGTCCGCGTTGTTGGCTAAGTCCTTAAAGCCTTTGCCGTCGCCGTCCAGTTTGAAAGTTATACTAATCGTACTTTTTCCTGCCATAGTTCTATATCATTGTATCACCTAATTTCTTAACTAATTCTGCCATACGTGCGCGCTGCTGTTCTATCGTCAGCTCCTGCGACTTACCACGTTTACGGGTCTTTTTCTTTTCCCACGGAAACGGCAGTAACTTTTCCGGTGTTACTTTTTTACCTTTGGCTAAATGCGGCTGTATGGTTATCGTTGCCAGTAATCGCATACGCGCCCATTCGTCCTTAAAATCAGTATCGCGCTGTTCCGCATACGCTTTATAGACGGCTGCAAATTCGTTGAAATCCATTTTGCAAAAGTCGTCGTAACTTAGTCGTATGCAGCCCAGCGCGATACCTAATAAATCGTAAATGCCTTTAGGCTCTAACTTTTTTTTTCACCCTCTACGGCATTGTCGTTTGCGTCCGGCTGCATTTGCGCCGTCCACGCCTGCATATCTTCCGGGTTGAGTGCGTCGGCAAACTCCAGTAACGACATACTGAAATCTACTTTGTCTGCTGCTGAGGCAGACGCGACGCAGCAGTACAGATAAGTACACAAATCGGTAAAGCTCTTATCGGTTATTTCCGTAATCTCTTTGCCGGTTTCTTTCTTGAAACGCAACATAGCCCCCATAGTAGGGCGGCACGGGTAAGTTACGCCGTTTATCGTTACTTCAATTTTTGCCATATCGTACTACTTTTTACTCGGTTGTTACATTCTCGGTAATTGCGGTTTCGTCCAATGTGTCGGGTTCGCCGTCGTTCTCCAACGAAATACTATACGTACTGTCGTCCTGCGCCGGGTCGGTACGCTCCAAAGACGCGATAACGCATTTACCAGCCAAATACGGTTTGTCGCTGCTCTCGCGCTCCATACACTTAATTTCTACGGATTTTCCGGCTTTCCACAATTTGAAAAGCGTCTTAAAACCGCACTCGGTTTCATCGTAGAATACCAAACCCTCGGCACTGATAGCGTAGGACAAACCTACTACACCCTTTTTCTTCCAAAGGCCGCTACTCATACTTGCCGACGCTACCGGTTTAACCGCGCGTTCTTTTGTTTCGCTGTTAAACGTACTTGTGTGGCTGGTGCAGCTTCCCACTGCCTTACCGTCCACATACAGCAGCATATCGCTACCGTTGCAATAACCACTTTTTGCTGTTGTCGCCATATCGTTTATATCTTAACATTAAACACTAACTGTTGTACATACGCGTCGTCCTGCCACGCTTCCTCGCTGTCTGCCAAATGGCAGCTGCGCATAACCAGCCCGTCGCTTTCGCCCTGCGCGCCGTCAAGCGCACCGCGTACAGCCTCGGCCAATTCTACGCCCTCGGTATAGCCTTTCGTGTAGCAAAGAATTTCGATACCTACCGTATCTGCACCGCGTCGCCCCTTTGTCGGGTCTTGCTCCAACTGAGTACGACGATATACGATATACGGCAGTTCTGCGCTATCCTCAACTACCGGGAAAACCTTGTTAGCGCGTGCCATTACTTCGCTATCCTCGATAAGCATAGCGCGGATAATTTCGCCTGCGCTTAAACTTGTTTTACTTACAGCCATACTTTCCTGCTACTTTTTGTACATTTTCTGCTACCATTTCGTGTATGTTCGTCGTTACGGTGTCGCGTACACTGGTAAGCGTCTGCGCCATAAATCCGTAACGCTTCATTCGTCCGGTACGGTGTGAGGTTCGCAACCTCGCAGCGCGTCTGCGCGTGCCTTTTTTGGGTTTCGTTTGGCGTTCTTTCGTTCCCTCCTCAGCCCAAATTAGTACGGGCTTTTTAAGGCCCTGCCGGTTGGTGTGAAATCCTGCCTCTCCTTTGCCGTTCTTTCCTGCCCGTTTTGTTCCTACTGTAACCCGAAATCCGGCTTTGCGCTTGAATACGATAGCGCGCACGCCTTTTTCTAAGTCTTTGTTCGATTGAATACTACTACGCAGGTTATTTATTGCCGTTTTGCGTACTTGGTTGGCCTCTCTGCGAAAACCTCCCTTAATCGCTTGCAGTCTGCGTTTAGGCTCCAGTTCAGCGAATAACCGCTGCAAATTTTCGTCGTTGTAGTCAATAGTCCGGGCCATACTGGTAACTATTCATTAACTCGGTCGCATAGTAGGGTTTTATAGCCTCTATCCAAATTAGGGATTATCGCCACGACGGTATAAAGATAACCGCCCAACTGCTGCACCCTCCAGTTTTCCGCTATCGGGTGCGCGTGGCGTATATTAAACTCTGCCGCATAGTCCGGGAAATGTTCGCCCACCTCATCGCTGCGGTTGCCCGTAGCCCTAACGCGTTCAGCGTGTACGGTGCGCGTAGGTTCGTAGGTGGTAGTTTCTGCGCCCATTCGGTCAGTAACCCGTTTAGGCTCCAGCAACGTAATTTTATATTTCATTTTCCCGGCTAGCATTCGGCAGTGTCATTTACTAATTTGCGATACGGTTTAATTAAGGCTTGCAGTGTGTACGGCACTTCTGCCATTTGCACACCGCTAACGGCTTCGCGCTGATTGTACCAATGTCCGGCAATCAACAAAATAGCGTGCAATATCATTGCAGGCAGTTTGCCGTCGCCCAGTTCCAGCAGTTCTTCGCTGGTGCGGTTGGTTGCTTTGCTTACGTACTGCTCCGCAGCGTCTAACAAATGCTGTAAATACTGGTCGTCGTCGCTAAAATCGTCCGCGCGGACGTGCATTTTTAGTAGTGCTATATCCACTGTAGCCATAATTAAACTGCTATAAAATCACAACTGCGTTTTATTACTCGCCTTCTACCACCTTTGCAAGTGCGAAAGCCTCACTGCGCAAAGTGGTAGTACCGTAGTTTACGTTTAACACGAAATCTACTGCGTCCTTACGTGCTTGGCTGTAAGGGTCAATCACAAAGGAAATGTCGCCAAACAATCCCATAGGCTGGTATCTCCAATCGCCCAAACCGATATTACCCTCACCGATATAGTTAGTAGTAAATACCGGCAGTCCTGCGATATGGTCATTTTCACAAACCATAATACCGCTGCCTGCGTCCTTTGGCGTAGCCTCTGCGATAGCCTTTTGTGCCTTGGTCATAACCCAGCAAAGGTTATCGCCGTCGATACCAGTAGCCAAAACTTTTGCTTTAAGGTTGTTAAACTCCTTAAATGTAGGCTCTGCGCTAAATTCGGTTTCCTTACCTACACACGCCACAAACGGGCCTACCAAAGTGGTAGCGTTTGTTGCCTTAGTGGTACTGAAAACGATTTTGTTAAGCAACTTTGCAACTGCCAAAGGCATAAGTTTCTTAACAATCATTTCCAAAATACCCTCAGTCTGGTTAATAGACTGGCGTGTAACCGGAATAGCAATACCGATACGCTGAGGCGACGCGGTAAGTTTAGACATCTTAATTTTGGTGTCGGTAAGTGCTACGCCCTCGCCTGCTACTGTAGCCTCTACGGTTTCGTAAGTAGGCCAAACGTAATCGCCTGCCAATCCGGTAGGCATAGGCAAACCAACCTTATCCAAAATAAGGCCCTCTACAAGTGGGTCTAAAATGTCTTGGATTTTCACGGGAACGATACCGCCGGCTGCGCCGTCAGCAACCATAACCAAATCGCGCATAAGCATAATTTGGGTCTGTCTGCCTGCCGACATATTTTCGCGGATAATGCGGTTTGCGTCCTCCACGGCGTTAGGGTTCTCGCGCAGGTGTTCTGCTGCTGCTGCCTGCAATCTCATTTGCAGCAGCTGGTTTTCACGCTGCAACGCGTTAAACTCGGTGTTCTCAGCCTCGTTACGCTCGCGCTGCTCTTTTTCGCACGTATCGGCAATTTCGCTGATACGGTTGCAGTTGGTCTGATACTGGTTTACCAACTGTCGCACGTTTACTGTGTTCTTGTGCATAACTCAAAAACTTTTAACTGGTTAAACTTATAGTTACATTAACTGCGCAGCAGCGCGGCGCATTTCACGCACTTGCTCACGCATTTTTTCGTTTTCCTTTGGTTTCTCCGGCTGCTCAGGTGTTCTTAGTTCGTTCACCAACTCGCGCAACTCGCAGTTTGTATCGGGGTACGCAGGGTCGGCAGCCAGCGTAAAATCGTAAATACCGGTAATCACGTTTACGGTGTAGGTAATAATCGTTTTACCGTCCACTCTCTGTACATCGCGCGCAACATACGCACTATCGTAATAGTGGGTGGTAAACATAAAACTACAGCCCGAAATATCACCGCGGCGCACCAGTTCTAACGCTTTGTCGCCGTCCACGGTGTTAGGCGCGTCAAATTCAAAATAAACGCCCTTGTCGTCCACTCCGTAGGTAAGCGTACCGGCTCCGTTCTTACTACGGGCTAATATCAGCTGTCTGTCGTGGAACATCGTAAACTTAATGTCGCAGCCGTCTAACAATTCCTTAGTAACTGCGCCCGGTGCTATAATCTCGCGCGCCTCTTCGTCGTCGTAATCCCACAACGGCGCAGACGGGGTATTAAACAGAATAGCGTAACCGGTAATAGTACGGCTTTCCGCTTCGCCCTCCTTTGCCTCACGCACTCGCAAATCGGTTACGGTGTGCAGCAGGCGTTTAATAACTTCGTTTTTATTCTTCGCCATTTTCTTCGTTAGGTTCTGTAACCGGTTCTGCCGGTTGGGTTTCTATTGGTTCTTTCGGTTCTGCTACCGGCTCAGTCGTTTTGCCTGCCTCGGTAATGCCTTTGAGGTTTGCAGATACCAGTACGGTATCGCCGCCCTCTACGGCTGGCTTGTTTTCCTCTTTGCGCCATTCATTCACAGTGTAGATACCTGCGGCTATCGTCTGCGATATATACTTTATGCGGCTATCCAAATCGCACGCGTATAAGCCCCTGCGGTCAAACTGAAATTTACGCTTACAGCATAAAGTCGGTGCGACTAACTTACGGTGTAGCTCGGTTTCAATCTTTCGCAAAATCGGGTTAAGCGTATTACTGAGAAAAGCCACGTTAGCCATTTCCGCAGACTTGTAATTATTGCTGGTGTCGTCAAAGACAAACGACGGGTGTACACCGAAAAAGCGACAAATCTCACGTACCGAAAATTTACGGGTTTCTAAAAACTGCATATCGGTACTGCTTAACGAAATCGGGCTAAACTGCACTTGGCCCGGTAACGATACTATGCGCTCACCGCTTCTAAATCTATCGTCCAAATCGGTAGCGGTTTTTTCCAGTTCGTTATCTTGATACTCACCGTAGCCGCGCACGCTGGTATCGTTGCTAACAATGCCGCGCACGTTACCGCCATTAGCAAAGCGGTTAAGTGTTTCAGCGTCGCCGGTGCTTGTAATATCCAGCGTAAGACGTGCAAAACCGATAGTAGATAAACCGGTTTTACCGTCGCGGCTGTAGTTCTTTATGTGTATTACTTCGTCCTCTCGATATACGCCGCTAACACCTGCGTACACGTCGTTAATCGTGTATGTGTCATTTACGACATCGTGCGCCACGGTGGTAGGGTCTATCAATGCCAAACGCGCCACGTCCATAATGTTGTAATCGTACACCGGGACGATATAGGCGTTACCATTCAGTAACAGATACTGTACAACCTGCCGCCAAAAATCTACTGCCGACATATAGGCGCACGGCTGGACGTTCAAAAGATAATGCAGGCGGCTACTTTTGTCCTCTACAAAAATATCGCCTTTCATACGCATATACTGGACGGGCAAATTAGCCACGCTGTCGGCCAAAAGATTTACGCAGCGGTACACGGTTGCGACGTTTAGCGCGCCTGCTGTCGTAGTCAGCAAAGGTACGCCGCCGGTGCGTGGTGTCGCGCCCGTAGTATTAGCCGCGCCGCCCTCAGCCGTCGTACTGCGTCTAAACAAATTCCGTATATTATCTATAAATCCCATTCGCAAAATATATGTGCCTCTACTATTACACAGAAAAACGGGTAACTGGTACCCGTTTTCCTCTAAATTTGATAAAAATTTTATCTTTCGTAGTCAATGAATAAGCGTAAACACATAAGTTTCGTTATAACGCCGTCTATTTTCTGCGTCTGTTTTCGCTTTACTGGCTTGCAGTTCTCCAGTTTGTCGGTATCTAAAACAGCGTTACCAAAGCAGTAGGCGTTAATCGGGTT